GTCGGCTCTGGCGGCACGCTCGACTTCGAGAAGCGCTACCCGTCGTCTGCCACGAATATGTCAGGTGCTATCGGCGTCGATTCAAACGGCGTCAACGGCGTTGACATTGTCGTGCCGCAGCTTCAGTGGCAGGAAAGCTACGACGTGCCAAATGCGTACGTGACGGCTGCGTATGTGCGTGGCATGGCTGGGATTACCGGCACGACGAACAACGCCACGTTTCGCGGGTTTGACGCTGGCGAGGTTCTTTTCCTCGGTTGCAGCGGCTCGCAGGAATGGGACGACCAGAAGGGGAAAGGCCCGTGGTCGCTGTCGTATCGCTTCGTGGCGTCAAAGAACGTGACAGGGCAGACCATCGGCAGCATCAGCGGCGTTGAGAAAAAAGGGCACGAGTACCTGTGGGTGCGGTATGAGGACTCTGTGTCTGGTTCTTCGCTAATCAAGCAACCGAAAGCCGTCTACGTTTCCAAGGTCTACAAAGACTCTGACTTCTCGCTGCTTGGGCTTGGCACGGGGTATGTCTGATGTCACGCCCAGACGGACGCATTGAGCAAGGCCAGCCGCTACGCGGTGCCATATCGGCACGGGCGTGGAATCGGGCGCAGGACGCCGCTGACTTGGTGCTCGGTGCCAATCCCGGCACAGAAGGCGTCCCTGGCTCGCCTGTGCTGAAGCCGTACACATGGGCGTACTGCCGTCCGTCTGTGACCGTCGCCCGCTGGGGCGTGCTGGCAATAACTGGCGTGGCTATCACGCCTACGTCGTCGTCAGGCGGTGCTACAGCGTCCTTCGAGGAAATGCCGGTTCTGACGGGTGGCACGCCGTCTGCGACAACGACGGCCTGGTGCGTGGCAGTAGAGCCGATTGCGGCGAACGCTGTTGGAAGGGTGGCTGTGGGTGGCGTCGTGCAGTGCAAGGTCGATGTGACGAGTGCTGACGACAAGTTCGTTGCGTGCAAGGCATCGACGTCAGAACTGAAAACCGGCACGACGGGCGAGGGGCTTGTTCTCTGGAAGGACAGCGGCACGGGAAGTGGCAAGTGGGCACTCGTGCGGCTGGCTGGCGGCGGCGGTGCTGCTGGCGGCATCGTCCGTGGGACGTTTACAGCACCGTGGGCCAAGGGTTCCACGAAGACAGTCGCCGATGCCGTGACGAGCGGCACGACATACTCGGACGTCAGGAACTACTTTGCCGCAGTGGGCGGCACCGGCAGCAAGGCTTGTGCCATCACTTATGTTGGCACCGAGTGGATTCTCATCGCTGCGGAGTGCTGACCTATGGTGATGCTTGGTGCGGAGTGCTCAGAGTGCTGCGGTGGGTGGTATTGCTGCGCTGACAAGGCGTGCTTGGCAAAGCCCTCGTCCGTGACGCTGTCAGTCGTGGCGGAGGATTTCTACGCACAATACTCAGCCACCGATAATTTCTACGGGGCATACCAATCGAGTGCCTGTTTTTTTGGGTCTGCAATAAACGGAACCCATGCGCTTACGGCAATCACGCCATCAGGAGGATATTCAAGCGCGTGGCAAAAGACGTTTTCCGCTGCGCCGGGCGGTTGCTCGCCATCAGTATTTACGCTGATGCTGGCAGCGAATAGCAGTATTGCGTTTGATTTCTATTACACGTTCACAGGCCCGCTTTTCTTTTGGGCATCAGAGTCGGTGGTAAAAACAAAAAGCCAAATGTCGTGCGGCATGGCGACTACTGGAACAGAGCAGGCCTACTTCAGAACCTCTCCATTGAACGCTGTGGCATCTTGGTCGCCTTGTACGGAATTGCCATTCACCCACGTCCAGACCCGCAATATTGAAGCAGTAAGGCCGCTGATTGCGTCAAGGAACTTCGACGCCGGATATTCGACTTCAGTCACCGCAGTGAACCAGCGCACGGGAAGTGATGCTGTGACTATTACCGTTACGCTGAACCAATAAAAGCCATGCCCTGCTACCAATCCACCACGCTGCCGAGCGGCGTCACGACCGCAGGCCGAGCGTCCCACAAGACCGAAGCCGAGTGCAACGAAGCCTGCCGCGAGGGCGCGTGCTGCGAGGGCACCACATGCACGGTCAAGCCAGCGTGTCAGTGCAAGTGCGCCAGCGGCTCGTGCTGCGGGCCGGATACGTTCACAAACTCTAATGGCGAAACAGGCCCGCGATGCAGAAACGAGAGCGAGTCTGCCTGTGCGGCTAGAGGCGGTACATGGAGGTGCGGCGTTTTCTGCGTTGGCCTGCAAGGCGACCCGTTCGCAGGCCAGCCACTTGGGAGTGGCATCTGCACGTCGCTGGCTGGCTCACCGTCAACGCCAGTGTTCAAGGGCGTGGGGACGACGTGTGCGGATGGGGCGTGCGAATGTAAGTGTGGTTGTTCCGCAAGCGGCGCCGCCCCCCCGGATCACATCTACGCCACAATTTCCGGCGGCACAATGTGGGACGGCACCTATGTATTGGACCGTATGGCCGGTGGTACAGCTACTTCGCCACAGGATTGTTTTCGGAAAGCGGGGTTGAATTACGCGGCGTTCGGCAGTGGGTTTTGGCCGCAGTTGACGGGGTCACAGTGCTGTTGCAGCTATTCGACGCTAATCGCAAAGCGGCCAGGGTGTGAATCATTTAGTCCGCCAGTTGGGGACCAACCGTGGTTTTTGGATAACTCCGCAGGCGGCTTTATTTTTGCCGCCCCCGGTGGGTCATGGGTTACGCTTCCGTACTCGCTAAGGGAACAGGGCGGCGCTTCGTGTTGTTTTTCTGTCTTCGGAAATAGCTTGGCGGGCGGGTCACTTCCTGGTCTTTCTTCCGGCGGCGGGTATTGCTCCCCAAGTTGGTCTTCATCGGCTGGAACGCAATGGGCGACGGCAGTTCAAATGGAAATATTCAACAACATTCCATGCCGAAGAACGGGAGGGTTTGGTTATGACGGGCCGATGCCGGTGGTAGTGTTACATGCCTAGCTACTGCAATTTCCAAAACAACGAACAGACTTGTGTTGTCTGCGGATTTCGCAGCCGCCACGCCAACGCTATCCGGTTTTGCCGGAAACAGGGGGACGCACCAGCACTAGCCACCCAATCGCCCGACCACGGCCCCGGCACCGAGCTTTCCCGCCTCTTGAAGCGATTCGGCATTGAGCCAACGCCAACCTGTGCCTGCCGCGCCAAGGCAGCGCAGATGGACGCATGGGGGCCAGACGAGTGCAGCAAGCCAGAACGCATTGACGAGGTGGTGAAGGTCATGCGCGAGGAAGCCGAGGCTCGCGGCCTGCCGTTCCTCGACGTGGCTGGGCGGATGCTCGTGCGGCGGGCTATCAGCAACGCACGCCGGAACGCTTGACAGTGCTGCCACCCTAGTGGCATGGGACGCACCAAGCCACAGCCGAAGACCGAGGCGGTGATCCTGCCACCCGAGTTGGACGACGACGAGGAGCACGCTGGTGGCGGCATCCCAGACGAGGACGGGTGGGTGCATCTCAAAGGGAAGGAGCCCCAGCGTGAAGACGAAACGCCCAAGCGTCGCCGCACTAGCCGACGCCGTGCGTGAGCGTGTGCGTGGCGTCAAGCCCGGCCCAAAGCCGTGGCTGGAGCGTCTGCCGCCTGACGTGCAAGAGCAGCTGCTCGACGTGCGACGCCGCTTTCAGTCTGGCGATTACGGGGCTGCATCTGCACGCGAGATCGGTCAACTGGTAGCCGAGACTGCCGCAGAGCGGAAGTGGCTCGTCGCAGGATGGAAGGAGATTGCGTTATGGCTGCGAAGATAGGCGACGCAATCAAAGCCAAGGTGCCGCCCGCCAAGCGGGCCGACGCCGAAGAGGTGACGCAGTCGCAATCCGGCGACGTGCTAGAGGCACGCTCCACCAGCAAGCGAATCAAGACGGTTGAGGACTTGCTGCGTCACATTGAGGCGGACATGAGCCGCTTCGAGATTGCTGCCAGTGAGGCAACCAAGTGGGAGTGTGGTGACGGAGAAGGCGGCAGCATTGAACTGCACCGGGTGTTTGTGAGGCTCAAGCCGAAGGGCGGGCCGACGACACGCGAGGTGGTGCAGGCGATGATTGACGCCGCAAAGAAGGACATCCGCAAGCCATTGACCAAATCTGTCAAGGCACCCAAGCGTGATGGACTGTGGCAGGTGCTCGTCGTTGCAGATACGCACTTCGGCAAATACTGCTGGGACAAAACAACCGGCGGCGGCGACTACGACTTGGACATTGCCGCTCGGCTTGTCGGCGACGCTGCGGGCGAACTGCTGGCAGTCGGCAACGACAACAAGCCAGCCAGACGCACGGTCGCCTTCTTGGGAGACCTGTTCCATTATGACACGCCTGCCGGAACGACAACCGGAGGCACGCCGCTAGAGCGTGACGGACGGCTTCAGAAGATGATCGAAGTCGGCTGCGACACGCTGCTGTCTCTGGTTCAGCAATCCGCCGAGACTGTGCCGACAGACGTTGTGATCGTCAATGGAAACCACGACGAAGTTCTGACGTGGACTTTTCAACGCATTTTGCAGGAGCGTTTTCGCAATTCGCGAATTGCGAAAGTGAAGCCCGACTTCACCGGCAGGCAGTATCTCTCGCACGGCGGCAACCTTCTCGGCTTCACGCACGGGCATAAGGCAAAGCCTAAGCTGCCACAGATCATGGCACTAGAGCAGCCAAAGGCGTGGAGTCAGAGCGTCTACCGCGAGTGGCACACTGGTCATCTGCACCACCAAGCGGCTGCAAACAACAAGCCCATCGACACGCTTGACGGCGTCATCGTCAGGACAGCACCGGCACTGAATCCGCCAGACGACTACCACGCCATCAACGGATGGATCGGAAGCCGTCAAGCAATGGAGACGTTTCTGTATCGCCACGGTGGCGGTCTGGCATCCATGCACGTCGCAGGCCCGAGGCTTGACTGATGGACTACGAATTGACTGACGAGTACATCGCCGAAGCCCGCCAGCGAGCGTACAGATTTCAGGGACAGTGGTGCGGCACATCGGGTGCTCTGGCTGCGGACACCGCTCGGCTCCTAATCGAAAGGAAAAAGATGCAAGGAATCATCACCAGTCTCGAAGACACAAACGCACAACTGCGAGCAGCTGTGGAGACTCGCCTGTCTGGAGGATGCTGCGACGGTGGCAAGTGCCACGCACCGGCAGACGAGGCACCATATCGGTGGAAGGAAATCACGCAGGCGAGTGCCGAGAAGTACGCCGCAGAGCGAGAGGAAACGGTGCCGGCTGATTGGATTCTGCAAGGGCAGCGAGAGATGGAAGCCGTGCAGGATGACATCCGGTGGACGGGTGACAGCATCCTTGCGTCGCCGCCTGACGGACTACGAGAGGAACCGACAGCGAGCACGCCAGCCGAGCGTCTACTGCTGGAAGCACTCGCTGTGATTCGTGACCGTCGTCCCAAGTACGGCGGGCCACGGCATCACTTCCGAAGGACTGTCGGCATGATCAACGCCGCTTTCTCCGAGGTGCTGAAGCGACCGCTGACCGAAAGCGATT